GGCGTGGATAACTTCACGCTACGTTCCTACGCTCTTTAATGATGTCTTCCAAAAACCAAAACTTTTGGTTTGTTTCTTCAGGAATAATCATTTTTTGCGCCTGAGCATAATCATGCGCATCTTTGTAATCGGCCCAGTTTTCCAACTGCCAATGAACGGGATCGAAGAATTTCCAATCTCCGCCCCATGTCATTTTAACATTGCACTTACGCGCAACTTCTTTGCCGATTACTCCAACAACTTCCCACTCTTTATGGGATAAACCCCAAAAACGGGTGCAATGAACTGTATCAATAGCACAACCGTACTGATGAGGGCTTTGACCGGACTTCGCTTTGCTTCGACCACGCTCAAATAGTATTTGTTGACGCGCTTCTGACCGCATTAATTCAAAAGCATAAAACGGAATAGACCGTTCATCCATTGCTTTTCTAAATGCTAACCAAAAACGCTTAATGTCAGGGTGTACCCCCTGCCAATCTTCGTTACCCCTTTGCTTTTGTACCACAGTCAAAAAATCATGTGCCGGTTCAGTCATAGACTGCGCCGCCTGTTGATAATCACGAGATTTTAAGGTTTCGATTGGATATTCCAAACCGACCCTTGGGCTAACTGGTAGCTGGCCGCGATCTAACCATCGCAGCCAGCGAAAGAAGCCTAAAAGTGGCCTAACTAACATCCTCAGACGGAGCTTCAACCGTTGATTGTGCCTGGTCAGACACTTCTTCAACCACGGGAGGAGTGGCTTTAGCTTCTAATTCAGCAAGACGCGCTTGCATACTTGCACGTTCGTCAGCCATAGCTGCCTCACGTTGTCTTTCATTAAATTTGACAATCTGCATCATCCTGTCAAATTCGCTTATATTGTTTAATCTTGGCTCAATAATAGTATATGTTTCCAACCCATTATTCGCCAAACTTTGATCCAAATCAGGCATGTTAACAAAAGTCTTTGACCCCTTTTGCGCCCGTATTTGAACCCAACAATCTTGATCAATAGTAAACTCAACTTGCATTTTCTCAGGACTTGAAGCCATCAAAACCGCATCAAGTAAAGCTTCGTTATCACTTACCCAAACTTCAACAGTTGAATTACTCATCACACCAAACTTTACATGTCTTGGCTTGTTTGTACCAAAATACATAACGTCTTTCAGATCGTATGATTTCCAGCCCGAGACAGGACCGTTTTTAAAAGTTTTCATTCATCATTTTCCTTATTTTGATATACGAACCGTATCGACATCGGCTATAATTTCAGCATAATCATCAGTTGCTTCTTGCAACGCCTGACCTTTGACAGTGTAACCAGATATTTCCATTCCACCTAAAGCGGTAATTTCAAAACTATCTGCAACAGTGTCCGCAAACACCTTTTTGTGCAAAGTACCACTTAACAAAAAGTCCGCATTTAATGCAGGATCAGCAACTTCTGTTGTCCAAATCTTTTGACGATCTTCGTCAAAAGCATCATTTACAGGTCGAATATATTTGCCACCTACATTAACTAAATTTCGATCCCATTCGTGGTTCAAATAGCTATAACCAAACGTACCATCTGGAGTTGAGTGCAAGACATCAACATGGCTATTCTTAACAACACTTACTTTCTCAGGATCCAATTCATCCCGTAACGTTGATGGCAAATGATCGGTATCGGTTGCATACAAAAAATAGTCCTTTTTACGCTCATAAAGCTGTTCAGGAACTATTTCGGCAGTAATCATTACAATACCGCCAGTGTTTGTTTGAGGACAACGGATCTTCATCCGACCCTGCGCAACCCCTGTTGTTACGCTTTCATCAAGATTTGCTGCATCACTTGCAAATCTTTGACTGTAACCAAATTGCGTTTCTGACTTCGCCAACAAAATTGGTTGCTTGTTAAATTCGTCAGGCACAGATGTACCATCCATCAACAATTCAATTATATGGTCATCGTCAATACCATCATAATTTGAACGAATACGCGCAAACGCGGCTGTCTTTTTAACTAATTCAATATTAGCTAAAGACAAAGTTGCGCCTCCTGCAGCCATCTCGACGCTGATATCGTCCCAAACATATTTAGAAGACGTAGCATCATATGTTGGCGCTGTTGTTTGAGCAGGAAACGGCATACCAGTGGCATTTGCTGAGCCGGGCTCGCTTCTCACTGAACCATAACCATTAGCACCAAACCACTCCAAACGCTTTTCCGACGTTAAACCGCCAAAACTTAACCCAGTAATTGGCACTTCACCGTCAATTTTAGCCTGATCAAAATCTGCAACAATATGAGACATACTGTTATTCCGCCAAAATGCCTCTGCCAATGTAACATCATGCTTTGTACGTTGCGGCAAACTTTTTGAACGTGCTTTACGGCGATAATTAACAATACCATTATAAGCCTCTAACGGGCTGGCATTTATAGCGCCGCCTTCTGCTGCATGAACACCAAGTGTTGACCAAAAAGCATCAGCAGCAGCATAGTTAACCGTCTCAAAAAATGGTGTAACACTGCCTGAAGTCTCAGCAACTTTTTGATAACTACGGTTAAAATTATCCATTCCGTCAAAACGATCAGCCGCCAAAAACGGCCAAAAATGAGCGTAAAAACAGACAGATATTCCAGAGGAAAGCCTTTCCGCAGTTTCCATCATTTCGACATTAACCACATATTCACCGCGTGTAACTTGGTCCATACGCAACAATGGAGTAAAACTAATCGGGATAATTTTACCAGCGTCACCGCTTGTTAAAACCCGCTTTTTATCCATTCGCTTGCTTTTTTTGTGTACCAGTGGGCTCACTGGTATTTGTTCGGCCATTCTCATTTTTTTACCCCTTCTAAGAGTTGTTTCAAAATATGATTAAACGATTTATCGTTAACCAACTTCACAGTCGTTTCAGAAACTTTCATTTTTTTATTCTCCTACGTTTGAACAGTTTCTTAATTTTATTGCGTATCTTTTGACACTTTTGACATTTCATTGAAATTGAGGATCCAATAATTCGTTCATCTCTTTCACTTTCATTGGCCATTTGTTTTTAATACTTGCCAAAGATGGGATCACGCTTTCATGTACAGGCGCCAAACCTAATCTGCCCGCCTCTTCAGCAGCCGCAAGGGTTGCAGCACCTGTAGCCATTTCAAGAGGACCCGCTTCT